ATGGCACTGAATATTCCATTCAGAAATGCGTACTATCGTTTTGCATCCAGTTACTCATTTCTCTTTTTTATTTCCTGGTCGCTGTGGTGGTCGTTATACGCTATTTGGCTGAAAGGACATCTAGGGTTGACAGGGACGGAATTAGGTACACTTTATTCGGTCAACCAGTTTACCAGCATTCTATTTATGATGTTCTACGGCATCGTTCAGGATAAACTCGGTCTGAAGAAACCGCTCATCTGGTGTATGAGTTTCATCCTGGTCTTGACCGGACCGTTTATGATTTACGTTTATGAACCGTTACTGCAAAGCAATTTTTCTGTAGGTCTAATTCTGGGGGCGCTCTTTTTTGGCCTGGGGTATCTGGCGGGATGCGGTTTGCTTGACAGCTTCACCGAAAAAATGGCGCGAAATTTTCATTTCGAATATGGAACAGCGCGCGCCTGGGGATCTTTTGGCTATGCTATTGGCGCGTTCTTTGCCGGCATATTTTTTAGTATCAGTCCCCATATCAACTTCTGGTTGGTCTCGCTATTTGGCGCTGTATTTATGATGATCAACATGTGTTTTAAAGATAAGGATCACCAGTGCGTAGCGGCGGATGCGGGAGGGGTAAAAAAAGAGGATTTTATCGCAGTTTTCAAGGATCGAAACTTCTGGGTTTTCGTCATATTTATTGTGGGGACGTGGTCTTTCTATAACATTTTTGATCAACAACTTTTTCCTGTCTTTTATGCAGGTTTATTCGAATCACACGATGTAGGAACGCGCCTGTATGGTTATCTCAACTCATTCCAGGTGGTACTCGAAGCGCTGTGCATGGCGATTATTCCTTTCTTTGTGAATCGGGTAGGGCCAAAAAATGCATTACTTATCGGTGTTGTGATTATGGCGTTGCGTATCCTTTCCTGCGCGCTGTTCGTTAACCCCTGGATTATTTCATTAGTGAAGCTGTTACATGCCATTGAGGTTCCACTTTGTGTCATATCCGTCTTCAAATACAGCGTGGCAAACTTTGATAAGCGCCTGTCGTCGACGATCTTTCTGATTGGTTTTCAAATTGCCAGTTCGCTTGGGATTGTGCTGCTTTCAACGCCGACTGGGATACTCTTTGACCACGCAGGCTACCAGACAGTTTTCTTCGCAATTTCGGGTATTGTCTGCCTGATGTTGCTATTTGGCATTTTCTTCCTGAGTAAAAAACGCGAGCAAATAGTTATGGAAACGCCTGTACCTTCAGCAATATAGACGTAAACTTTTCCGGTTGTTGTCGATATCTCCCTATCCCTCAACCGGAAAATAATAATACTAAAGTGCTTAGCCCTGCTAATAATCACCTAATCCAAACGCCTCATTCATGTTCTGGTACAGTCGCTCAAATGTACTTCAGATGCGCGGTTCGCTGATTTCCAGGACATTGTCGTCATTCAGCGACCTGTCCCGTGTATCACGGTCCTGCGAATTCATCAAGGAATGCATTGCGGAGTGAAGTATCGAGTCACGCCATATTTCGCTATCAGGATTCTGTGTGATGGTTACATCGCCCGGCCCAGGGCTGTTTAGTCATCAGCGCTTTCTGACAGTGCTGAGATTTCAACCTGTTGCAGTAAAAATGAGTAGATATAAGGCAAGTGTGCTGCCAAACCCATCTTTTACGGGGTGAAGGTAGATTTCGTATGAAGGGTATCTAGTGTCCCCTGCAGACATCTACTTGAAGCGGCAGGGGATTGATTGGAATGGTATTTTTTAGATGTGAGAAATATTTTACCCGCTATTTTACCCATTGGCGCGGCTTAAGAGCTTATTTTTGAATTCACAATGGTCACGATATAACCATCTTGCTCGCCCGTGGATAACTTTGGCTTTTGGAAGGTCTCCGGACTTAATCCGATCATAGATGAAGGTTTTACCGAAGCCAGTATCGGCCATGATGAATTTCAAATCAACCAGTGAATCAGGCTGTAGTTCGTGTTGCATGAGTGCTATCTCCGAATAGGGAATCGAACCTGCAAATCAGGCAATAAAAAACCGCATTGATGCGGCGATGGTAGGTCTGGATATCATTGAGCAATGAACAGGCATCATCGAGTGTGAGGCGGTGTTATTTTATGGTTAGTCCTTGCGTAGCTCTCTGATTCTTCTGTAAGTCTCTGGTGCTTTGTTTCCGTGTATCTTCATTTCCGACTTCAACAGAGCAACTAGGGAATCCCATTCGTTGAGGATTCCTTTGAATGCCGGAACGCGCTTTGCAACCTTGTCGAATGAATCTCTGATTTCTGGAATCTGCTCAACAAGCGCAACGCATCGTTGGAAATCGTCTGCGTCATGGGGAGCGCCGAAGTGATGACCATAGATATTCTTTTTCAGGCCACATGCGATTGAGGCAAGAGTTGCGCTACTGATGCCGACATCGCCAGTTGATTGCCATTTCAAAACCTTCATAGCCAAATCTGACATTTCTTGTCTCCATAAAACAAAACTCGCCGTAGCGAGTTCAGATAAAAGAAATCCCCGCGAGTGCGAGGATTGTTATTCACCTTTTACGGCAAGTTGCAGGTTAGCCACGGTTAACCTCCTGAGGCGGTTCTGGTAGCGGCATCCAGTGGGTTACTTTCGATGCCGGTTCTTCCCCATCGTCAGTAACTGCCCACCATTTGTTTCTCGACCAATCGTAATACCCTTCGAAGGTATCGCACTCAGTCCAGCCGTAAGACTTACCCCAACACCAAACATACTGTTTATCGTTCGGCATTCGCTCACTACAGCTTATCCAACCAGCGTTTGTTTCGTTAGCGTCCTTAGTGTGTTCATCTGGTTTATATGAGCGAAGCATTTCGCTTAGCGTAATCATTGCAAAGCGCCTCCGCCGAGAAGGTTAGCTTCTGCATTCACCCCAAAGTTCACTTTGGTTATTGCGCTTTGTCAGCGCCGTAGATTCATATTTGAATCGTTGTATATTCACCGCCCTGGTGAGTAGTGCGTCCTGCTGATGTGTTTAGTATCACCGCCAGTGGTATTTATTTCAACACCGCTAGAGATAATTCATCACCGCAGATGGTTATCTGTATGTTTTTTATATGAATTTATTTTTTGCAGTGGTGCATTGTTTGGTAGGTGAGAGATCTGAACTGCTATGTTTAGTGAGTTGTATCTATTTATTTTCAAATAGATACAATTGGTTATGTGTTCTTGGGTGAGGGGGATCGTGAGGCAAAGAAAACCCGGCTCTGTGGCCGGGAATAACATTTAGGAATCAAGGTCAGGTAGCATGATTTTCTCAATCAACGTCAATGCCCTTTGGTCTCGTTCAGCAAAATATTTAGGAGCGTACTGAGGCAGCCACACTTCGTTGAAGTATTGTTTGAAATCTGCAATATTCGTTTGGGTATAGACGTACCGGGAATGTCCGGCCATCTGGGTACTCATGGTTATATGTTGGGAATGTCTTCGGCTCAACCCCCCGGTTGTCACGGAGCCATTGCGAGAAAACCCTACCCTCTGAAATATCAGGGACCATTTTTTCTGGCAGCGTATATCCGGCCTGTTCAAGTGGCGCAACCAAGTTAAACGTCAGTTCATTAAGCATAGAAAAGTGCGTATGAGGAACTCTGCCTCGGTTTGTCATATACCGCTTAAGGTGGATAGGGAGTTCGGCAGGCGCTCTTTAACCTGACATCCACTCACGCACCCATCTCGATACTTGCACTGCAAATTTTGGAGATAGCCACTGAGCTAAATTAATTGCGATGTCTGGATGAACCCAAGTCCCTTGATTCTCTGCTCTTCCGCCTTTAAATGATTGAATTAACTCCGATATGGGAATCCCCATATCGCGTGATAATTCATCAAAAAAATCTTGTGTTGTTTTTAGTCGTGTATAGTCAGCAAGTAGCTTCCCCGCAGACTTGCACATCGCGGTGGCATTGATGTATCCGTCTTTGGTGCGAAGATGGATGACTTCTCCATCAACTTCTCTAGCGATTAATGCAAGTTGAAATTGTGTCATAAATCATCCTATTACGTGAAAAATAAAACAATCACCCAAACGTCTCTTCTGGCCACTGGCTGGCGATAACTTTCCCCACAACGGAACAACTCTCATTGCATGGGATCATTGGATATTGCGGGTTTAGTGGTTGTAGAAACACCTGACCGCTATCCCTGATTAGTTTCTTGAAGGTAAACTCATCACCTCCAAGTCTGGCTATGCAGAAATCACCTGGCTCAACAGCCTGCTCAGGGTCAACCAGAATTAACATTCCGTCAGGAAAGCTTGGCTTGTAGCCTGTTGGTGCGGTCATGGAATTACCTTCAACCTCAAGCCAGAATGCAGAATCACTGGCTTTTTTGGTTGTGCTTACCCATTTCTCCGCATCGCCTTTGGTAAAGGTTCTAAGCTCAGGCGAGAACATCCCGGCTTGAACATGAGAAAAAACAGGGTACTCATACTCACTTCTAAGTGACGGCTGCATACTAACCGCTTCATACATCTCGTAGATTTCTCTGGCGATTGAAGGGCTAAATTCTTCAACGCTAACGTTGAGAATTTTTGCAAGCAATGCGGCGTTATAAGCATTTAATGCATTGATGCCATTAAATAAAGCACCAACACCTGACTGCCCCATCCCCATCTTGTCTGCGACAGATTCCTGGGATAAGCCAAGCTCATTTTTCTTTTTTTCATAAATAGCTTTAAGGCGACGTGCGTCCTCAAGCTGCTCTTGTGTTAACGGTTTCTTTTTTGCGCTCATGCATTAAATCTATCACCGCAAGGGATAAACTTCTAACACCGTGCGTGTTGACTATTTTACCTCTAGCGGTGATAATGGTTGCCTGTACTAAGGAGGTTGTATGGAACAACGCATAACCCTGAAAGATTATGCAATACGCTTTGGGCAAACCAAGACGGCTAAAGATCTCGGCGTATATCAAAGCGCGATTAACAAGGCCATTCATGCAGGCCGAAAGATTTTTTTAACTATAAACGCTGATGGAAGCGTTTATGCGGAAGAAATAAAGCCCTTCCCAAGTAACAAAAAAACAACTGCATAAGTAACACCGCTCTTTTCACAATGGACATTCGTCCTACGTCGCTGACAAAGCGAGCCCCAAGATATCTGACCAACTAAGGCCATATGCGTTTCCACGCATACCTTTCAACTAACTATTCACTATTGGAAAATTAACAAATGACACAAGCAAGTTATAGCAAGCCAACACAGCGAGAAATTGATCGCGCTGAAACTGATTTACTCATCAACCTGTCAACGCTTACCCAGCGCGGTCTGGCAAAGATGATTGGCTGTCATGAATCGAAGATAAGCAGAACGGACTGGAGATTTATTGCTTCGGTCTTGTGTGCTTTCGGAATGGCATCAGACATCAGTCCGATTAGCAGGGCTTTTAAGTATGCATTGGATGGAATCACAAAGAAAAAATCCCCGGCTGCCACCGAGGATTCTGAGCAAATTGATATGCAATTCTGAGGGAATTACTGGATCAATCCACAGGAGTAATTATGACAAAACGTCGTAAGAAATACCAGGAAAAAGAAGAGATTCGACACCCTGATTCACCTGAGGGATTAGTGGTAGCCGCAGCAAATAACAGGGCGTTCGCAGAGCGCCTTGTTGGTGTTTACAGACTAGCCAAAGCAGGAGTGAAACATGGGCGTCGTTAAGTTAGCTGATTACAGGCCTCAACTGGAGGTCGTGGAGCATCGCGTGGCAGATACCGAAGATGGTTTCATGCGCGTTGCTAACGAGATTACTCAATATCCAGACCAGATTGAATCCGTTCGTAAAGGCATGGGATTCATTGATGAAGACCAGCGTAATTCTATCGGCACCTTAGCGGCTGGCGCACGCCTTGCGTCATCGTCTCCAGAAGCAATGCAATCATGGCTGCAAAACAACGCCGGTGAGTTAGCTCGTGTTGGCGTTAATCCTCATGACGTCGCTCAGATGTACCAACAGAACCCGCGGCAGTTCGTCGAATTTGTCGATCACCTGGGGATGAACAGTCTCGGGCCCGAAAAATACTTTGACCTACAGGATAAAATGCAGGGTCGCCAGGTTACCATGCGCGGTCAGGATCTGGATTCGCAAACCGCCGCTCGGAATCAGGCAATCACAATGCGCGGACAAGATATCCAGGCGAATTTAGGTCAGCAGCGCATTAATCTGGACGCAGAAACAAACCGCATTAACAACGAAAATAAGCGCCTTGACCGGATGCTATCAGCAGAAACTAACGACCTGAAGCGCCAGGAAATACAGAGCCGCATAGCAGCCAACAACCAGCAGTTGCAGCAGAAGCAGCAAGCGCTAAATGATGGCTACAAAGACGGCATCAACACCCTCACAACCAGCATGTTCACTCTGAACGATATCGTTAGTTCTCCTTCACTTAAGAGCATTACAGGCTTACGTGGAGTAATCCCCAACGTTCCAGGCTCACAGGCTGCAGACACTCAGGCACGACTTGATACCTTTAAATCACAAGCATACCTGACAGCGGTTCAGGCCATGCGAGGCATGGGCGCACTTTCTGATGCCGAGGGCAAAAAGCTCGACCAGGCTGTTGGTTCGCTGCAGAACTCGCAGAGCGAGGAGTCCTTTCGTCGCAACGCTGGCGTCATCCTGAACACGCTCAACCAGAAGCGTAATGAGGCGGTTGGTAAGTACGTTCAGCAAAACGGTATCAAGCGAGTGGAAGCGCCTCAGGCTTCTATAGATTACCTGAAGCAGCACCCCGAGCTGTCAATCGACTTCATTAATCGCTACGGATATCTTCCATCTTTGGGGCAGTAAATGGCTAATTACCGTGATTTGTTAGAGCAGGCTGGCGCACGTTACGGTGTGCCAGAAGGGTTGATGACTGCACTGGGTGCCAAGGAGTCTTCTTACAACCCTGCCGCAGTAAGCTCCGCCGGGGCTGTAGGATTGACTCAGGTCATGCCTGGGACATGGCGTGATATGGGTTATACCGATGAGCAAATGCAAAACCCCGAATATCAAGCTGACGCTGGCGCGCGCTATCTGGCAAAGATGTACCAGCAGTTTGGTAACTGGCGTGACGCTCTTCAGGCTTATCACGACGGTCCCGGCAACGTTATGAAGGCAAAGCGTGGTGAATATACGCCAGGACCTGAAGGCCGCGGTTACGTTGATGATCGCTTTGCTCAATGGGCGGGTGACCCGGTGACAGACTCAACAGTCGAACAGCGCGCCACCTCTGCAAAGGTACCTTTGCTGATTGTTATCTGATGTTACTGCTACTGTTGCATGTTACCGTGTTTCCAAATCCTGAATTGCAGTTTGTATATGTGTCAACGCGTGTTGGGTAAGGTTGAGTTATAACAGGCTGGCGCGCTTTTTGCTCGATCGCTTGCATTGTGTTTACAGCCTGATAATTCAATAAAGCCTGCTGGAATGCTTGGCTTTGTGCTATTTGTTGGGCTTGTTCTTGGCTTTGTAATTGAACATAAAGATTCTGAAGCTCAAGTCTTGCCTGTGCGTCACTTATCTTGCCTTCATCGACACCTTGCCCGAGCATCTTTGCAGCAAGGACATACAGCTTAGGTGTTGGTGCTGATGCCATGCGTGAGTCGTTCTTCACACTGGCATCAAGGCAATTAGCCATATCGCTAAGCTTTTGATAGCGTTGTTCGCAACTTGCTTGATAGTCACTTACTTTTGCGCATCCAACCAGCAGAAGCGGGATAATTAACAGTGATTTTTTCATATGGTTAACTCTCCTTAGTTTTTCACAGGATATCATGAAGGCTATGCCATTTTAGCCGGAAACTAGATTTCTATGTTTCCTTTTTATTATTGCTATACATGGTCTTAAGCGTTTCAAATACCATTTTCTTAACCATATCAGATTGTTGTTCTGCCATACGCTCTGCATCATCAATGTAAACGGATGCAGAGCTTTGTTTAGCCAACGATTCTTCAATCGCTGCAATTATCTCTGAGTTCAGAGATCTGTTATTCATCTTCGCACGCTGCTTAATTTTCGCGTGGAGTTCATGCGGAAGTCTCAAGTGAAACTGCGCCTCATCGTATTTGCTGTACATCCTTGATGCCTCACCAGTTGGGTGGAATGGCATCGTAACCTACTGGATAAATACTCAATAGTACCATTTCGGTATGCAATCACATCATGGTTGCATCATATCATCGTCTGGAGCAATGAAATGTCAGATATCACCGCAAATGTTGTGGTAAGCATGCCTTCGCAACTCTTCACTATGGCGCGTTCTTTTAAAGCGGTTGCCAATGGTAAAATTTATATCGGTAAAATTGACACTGACCCGGTAAATCCTGAAAACCAGATTCAGGTTTATGTGGAGAATGAGGATGGTTCTCACGTTCCTGTTTCGCAGCCAATCATCATTAACGCCGCTGGTTATCCTGTATATAACGGACAGATTGCCAAGTTCGTAACTGTGCAAGGCCACTCTATGGCTGTTTATGATGCATATGGTGCGCAGCAGTTTTATTTCCCTAATGTGCTGAAATACGACCCTGATCAGTTAAGGAAGGAAATTACATCCACAGGGAAAGGAAAAGGTGCGGATATGATCCCCCTTCAGCAGGGTGGAACAGTTCAAAGTGCTATATATTATGTTACGCCATCATCGGCAGGAATAACTGGTGATGGGACAGATGAAGGAGAAAAATTAATCTATTTGCTAAATAGATATGATGGGTATGTTATCGACCTGTCTGGAATGACAATTAAAACAAGCGAGATGATTAGTGTTGTTTTCAACAAAAAAACAACAATAAGAAATGGAACTATTATCTATACTGGAGCAGTAAGTCCATTTGTTTTAAAAATAACGTGCTCATCCGTTCTTTCCATAGAGGATATTGCCATTGACGGCAAGAACAATGCTGCAAAGCTACTCTATGCGCTTTCATCCGATAACAACGCAAAAATATCTATTTCAGGCTATTCTGGAAGAAACGCTAGGGAAGCAATTGACACAGGATTATCAACTGCTGCATATATTACGGCAGGCTCATTGTTTAGATGGAAAGAGATTAGGCTGTCAGATTCCTCAGCTTATGATATTTCAAGCTCAGGTGGTTCTAATGTTGGTCGCGGGTTTATGGTTCAAAACTTTGAATATTGCTATGTTAGGAATATTTCAGTATTCCGAGTTGGACCATATCAGGATGCGGATGGGATATATGCATCATCCCCTAACTATTTATCAGCAGTATTTGATATTAGTGATTCGTATTTTGAAGACTGCCAGAAGAGATCAGTCAAATCACAGATAATGAACTCTCGGGTGAGCAATATTGTAGAGCGGCGCACACAGGCCTTTGCTGTTGCTGCTGGGCAGTCAGCAGTAGACTTGCAGGCAGGAGGTTCTCTAGACGGACTTAGTTGCTTCTATGCTGACGGAGCAGCCCCACAGTCAATCGTTTCAGGTGGTCTTGTCAGTGGAGCACCGACATTTCGAGGTATTTCTTTGCGAAATATTGACGTCAACTGCGAAGATCCGTCAGATATTATCTCTCGTCTGGTATCATTTTATAATAACTCGCCGAATACATATGATGGTTACATTGCTGAAAATATAAAATGTAATGCCATAATAGAGAATGTTGGATTTCTGTATAGCAATACAGGAAACACAAATTTTAATGTATATCTCTTCAAAGAGGTTATCTTCAGAAACATTCAGTCGTCAGGAATGGCAGGAACGGTGCCAACTGCTGTAATTCAAATAAGCAGAGGTTCCTCTGCGTATGTGAAGGCTATAGTACGGGTGCAAAACCTCAATCTTGGCGATGGAAATATCGCACCATTGTATTATCTTGACCCATTGCCAGGGGTTACAACTTTTCTTGATGTTTTATTTCGTCAAGTAAGTAATTGCAGAGGGTTTGATACGCTAACTAACGTAAATTCCGATACATCTCAACGCATCTATGCAGTAACTGCAGACGTAGCTGAAAATGAATCTACAACACTTTTAATACCAATAAAGACAACAAATGGAAAAACGGCAGTAAAAATATCTGTAATGTATAACTCAAACAGGGATGAGCATGCAGCAAAGCTATTCACAGAAGGATACTGGTTCTTCGGGTTATCATTGCCATATTATATAGAATCAGTCGCTGGAGTAAAAACACAAACAAACGTTGGATCTATCGTGGTCACAGTTGCTGAAAACAATTTAGTTGTAAAAAAAATCGCTGGAACCACCGCTGCAAGCGGGCGGATGACAGTGATTATTGAGCATATATCATGCGTGAATATGTAGGTTAATCTGATAAATTGGGAATGGATTGGTTGCAGAATGGCGCCCTCTGTGAGACATCTGCTGCATTAGGAGTGATAACATACATCATCAACGATGCGATGTGAGTTTGATTATTGCACGGTTTATAGGTGGCGCTATGCCACCCTCTCATCAATCCAGTCCGCCCACCACTGCATCATTTCTCTGCGCTTATCGAGATACTGAGCATGGTTGTAAATCCCACGCACAGATCCGCCGTTGGCATGTGCCAGTTGCACTTCAATAGCGTCAGCAGGCCATTCGTGCTCGTTCATAATCGTGCTGAATTCATGTCTGAATCCGTGACCGCTTTCCAGACCCTCATAGCCGATTTGTTTGATCACAAGTAGCACCGCGTTCTCGCAGATTGGCTTCTTCTTATCGTTGCGCCCGGCAAAAACAAATTCTGATACTGGTTTGGTGATGGAGCTTAACGTAGTGAGAAGTTCAACCACCTGGTCTGACATCGGGACCACATGAATTTTGCGTCCTTTCATCACACTGGCGTCGATGGTGATAATCCTGTTTTCAAAATCGACGTTCTTCCATAGCATAGAACGAAGCTCTTTCGTTCTTAGGGCTGTGTAGCGTAAAACTTTGGTCGCAATGAGCGATACAATACTTCCTGAAAATGTTGCCAGTGCTTTGTTGAATGCCGGGATCTGGTCTGCAGGAAGAAACGGGAAGTTCTTCTTGCGGTATCCCTTCATGGCGTCAGCAAGGTCAGGTGCCGGGTTATATTTAGCCCTACCAGTAACAATAGCGTAACGGAAAACCTCGCCGCATCTTCTGCGGGCTTTGTTGGCTCTCTCCATTGCGCCGCGATCTTCAAATCTGCGGATTACTTCCAGCAGTTGCATCGGCTCAATATCCTGAATTTCAAGGCCGCCGATGATGGGTAAAATGTCGTCATCAAACATTTTGGCAAGTTCAGTTGCATAGCCTACTGACCAGACTTGCTTCTTGTGCTCGTACCACTCCTTGTAAATCGCACTAAATGAATTGTTGTTAGACGAAGCCTTTTTCGCCTTTACCGGATCGATGCCAACCGAGATGTCTTTCCTCGCAGTCCATGCCTTATCCCTTGCTTCCTGCAAAGTCATAAGCGGATATTTTCCGACGGTCAGGATTTTCTCCTTACCGTCAATCTTGTAGCGAAGCTGCCATACCTTTTTCCCGGATACAGGAACATAAAGGTACAGGCCATTACCATCGAGAAGGCGGTATGGTTTTTCTTTCGGCTTTGCTGCTTCAATCTGCTTAACGGTGAGCATGGGTAAAAATCCGGTGGGTAAAATTATTTTATCCACTTTTTACCCGTCATGGAGTGCGGCTGTCAACGATCTGAAGCGAACCATGACGAACTGTTAGTTTCCGGGAGGCTTGATATTCTGGGGATTTTACGGACTGGTACGGATGGGAGCGAACTGATAAATGGTGTCCCCTGCAGGAATCGAACCTGCAATTAGCCCTTAGGAGGGGCTCGTTATATCCATTTAACTAAGAGGACAATGCGGCATGAGTATACCCGCTAATGGACTGCGGGGTAAGTACGCTGCCGCTCGATTGCTTAAACCCTCGCCATTTATGCCGGGTTTTTATCATTTTTCTTAATGTTTTCCGCACGTTCTGCTTTTTGGCGTGCTTCTGCTTTGCGCTTGTTGCTCATGTCGTTACGGATCTGTGCATGACTCATTAACGCGAAGATAAAGGTGCCGCCGCAGATGTTCCCCGCTAAAGTAGGTAGTGCGAAGGGCCAGATGAAATCGCTCCAGTGCAGCGTACCGTTAAACACCAGATAGAGGATTTCAACAGAACCGACAACGATGTGAGTGGTGTCACCCAGGGCAATAAGCCAAGTCATCAATATAATCACCACAATCTTTGCCGCACCCGCTGCAGGAAACATCCATACCATAGTGGCGATCAGCCAGCCGGAAATGATCGCGTTGGCAAACATCTCGCTGGGGGTGTTCTTCATCACATCCATGCCGATTTTGACAAATGCATCGCGAGTTTCTTCATTGAAGATTGGCATATATTCAAATGCCCACGCCGCAATACCTGTCCCGAGAATATTACCCAGCAGCACGACGCCCCATAACCGCATAAGTAAGCCAACGTTGCTCATTGTCGGTTTTTGCATGACGGGTAGTACCGCAGTTACGGTGTTTTCGGTAAATAATTGCTGGCGGGCCATAATGACGATAATAAAACCAAAGGTATAACCGAGATTCTCCAGCAAGAAGCTGCCCGGCACACCTTCCAGTTCGACATGAAATATCCCTTTTGCCAGTAATGAAGCGCCCATCGACAGACCCGCCGCAATGGCTGACCACAGTAGTGCCATTGCGTCGCGTTCCAGCTCTTTTTCACCATCCTGGCGGATATGCTCATGAATTGCCATCGCCCGGGAGGGGAGTCGATCTTCATCTATTTCTATTTTTTTGCCACGCTCTTTTTCTTCGCTCTCAACTTCAATTTCGTCGCTGTGTTGATCAATTTTGTCGTTGTCCAT